CGCCTGCCGCACCTGGAAAAGCTACATCGAGCTCGACATCAAGGAATGCTATTTCTTTGGCACACCGAACCGGCAGCGCCAGATCTCGAGCCAGGTGATGCCGAGCCAATCGCGCATGCTCGACGCGCCCGAGCTCAACACCGACCTGGCGTTTATCTTCGTTCAGGATTTCATCACTCAAATCATCAATGCCTACATGCCCGAGGCCGAGCCGTGGGTCGAGCGCGGCCGCGGCATGTTTGTGCCGCCGGCGGTGTGGGACAAGATCAAGGACAAGGTGCGCGACGACGATCGCATCATCTTTGACGCCATCCGCGCCAGTAATTTTTATCCCGAGATTGCCAAATCGTTTAATCCCGATTTAGCGATTTGTTGCTCGGGGCTGTGGATCGATCGGCCGCATCCGTCGATGCCGATCACTTGCTCGGCGGTGCCGATCCGCGAGCTCGAGATCGATCTCGGCCCCTACGGCGAGATCGATACCCGGTTCGCCGTGCGCTACACCCGCAACCATTACGTCCGCGAGCTCGTCGGTGAGGAAATTTGGGACAAGATGGATGCGGCGCTCAAAGACAAAGCCGACAATTCGCCGTCCGATCGAACGCAAGTGATTTGGGGTTTCTGGCGCGATTGGGCCGACAAAAGCGACACCTGTTGGCAGGCCGTGGTCATGCTCGGCAATAAGCTGGTGCATGACAACATTCTGCGCGGCGAAGGCTCTTGCCCACTGATCGTGTCGCGGTTTAATCCGACCGCCGATTGGCCGCACGCCCAAGGCCCGCTCTATCAGGGCTTGCCGACGTTCCGCCAGATCGACGAGCTCGAGGCGATGCGGATCGAGCATTCGACGCTTTCATTGAAACCGCCGATCACCTATCCCGACGACAGTTTTGCCGCGGTCGAAACCGGCGTCGAGGAAGGCATGGCGTACCCGGTGCGGCCCGGCACCGCCGGCGATGTCAAGGCGATCTATCAGCCGCCGCCGGCCAACGTCGCCAATTATCAGTTCGAGGAAAAACTAAAAACGATGCGGAAATTGTTTTTCATCGATCATCCCGAACAGAGTGGCGACACGCCGCCGACGGCGACGCAATGGATGGACGAGCTCGCCCGCGCGCAGCGCCGGCTCGGCACGCCCGGCATGTCGTTCTGGCGCGAGGGACCGGCGGCGTATTTTCTGCGCTTTCAGCATTTGCTCGAGGTCGCCCAGGTGATCACGCCGCTGCAAGTCGACGGCCGCGCGGTGTCGACCTTGCCGCGCAATCCGGCCCAGGCCGCCGCCGATCAGCAGGAGATCGTCAAGACCATGCAGCTTGCGACCTACCTGGCGCAGACCTTCCCCGAGGAATTCAAAATGTATATCGACGGCGCTAAGACGATGGAGCAATTGCTCGCCAAGGCGCGGGTGACGTTGATCAAGCTGCGCGACAAGAACCAGGTCGCCCAGGTGGTCGAGCAAATGTCGAAGATCCTGCAGCCGCGGCCGGTCGGCGCCCAGGCCGGCGGGCCGCCGCTGTTGGGACCGGCCGCATAGGGTGTACACCAAGGTACATCAAGGTACATCAAGGTACATTTCAGTGAGCGAAGAAATAACAACGCCGGAGATCAACGAGGCCTGGGATCGCATCGCCCGCACCAGCGACGGTGGCATCATCTATCGGCATTTGATGCGGCTCGTGATGGCGGCGGCGCCCGATGACAGTGCGTTGCCGCGCCACGAAGGAGCCCGCACTCTCGCCGCCAATTTGATGCGATTGATGGCAAAGGGCATCGCCGACAGTGACCGATACTGCGTCGCCTTCGTCACCCGCACCGGCAGCGAGCCCGAGCGCTCCCGCGGCGCCGGCCGCCGCATCACCGAGCGCACCTTTATCGCCGGCTACGACGCCGGCGGCATCCCCGAGCCCTCCGCCGACAAGTCCAACGGCGGCGCCGGCGCCGCGTCCTGATTGGTTGCCGCAACAATTCGCCGACGGCCCGGCAATGCGCGCCGGCTACGACGAGCTCGCCGCGTTCAAGGCCGGGCTCGACGTTAAGCGGGCGACGCTGCCGGCCAAGGCCGACGACTACAAGGCCGAGCTCCCGGCCGATTTCAAACCGCCCGAGGGCATCACCTATCAATTCAACAGCAACGATCCGTTGCTGGCGCAGGCCCAGGCCGTCGCGCTCGAGGCCGGACTGACGCAAGCGCAGTTTTCCAAGTTGCTCGGCATTTACGCCGGCGGCCAGGTCGCCAGCCAGCAACAGATCCAGACCGCGCGCAATGCCGAGATCGCCAAGCTCGGCGCCGCCGGCCCGGCCCGCATTGATGCGCTCACTACATTTTTCCGCGGCTATTTGGGCGAGGCCGACGGCAATGCGGTGATGGCGCGCGCGTTCACTGCCGCCGACGTGCAACGGCTGGAAAAGCTCGTGTCCAAGATCACCAGCCAGGGCGGTGCCGGCTTCCGCGGCAACGGCCGCGAGCCGCCGCAACCGGGCGGCCGGTTGAGCCGCGAGCAGATCGACAAATTAACGCCGGCGCAAAAACTCGATTACTCGCGCCAGTTCGACCAATCGTCCATGCCGGCCTGGCGGGATCCGCGCGGCCAATGACAGGGAGTTAAGCTATGGCGGTTTCCAATCTGATCACGCTGCCGGAATATGCCAAAGGATTTTCCGACGAGGACATTCGGCGCACCATCATCGAAATGTTCACGCAATATTCCGACGTGTTCGAGGTGATGCCGTTCGAAGGCCTGCGCGGTTCGAAATATGTCGGCTTCCGCGAAGCCGCGCTCGCCGTCCCGGCGTTCCGCGCGGTCAACGAGGCGAGCTCGACCGGACATGGTGTGATCCAGCCGTTCGACGAGGCGACGGCAATCATCGACCATGACATTGACATCGATCGGGCGATCGTCGATCGCCACGGCCCCGAGCGGCGCAACTACGAGGAACGCATGGGCATCACTGCCTTTGCGCGGCTGTGGATCGATACCTTCGTCAAAGGCGATCGCTCGACCAATCCAAGAGTATTCGATGGCCTCAATGTCCGCGCCACCATGTTCGGCCGGCTGTTCAACAATTCGCCGGCGTCGGGCGGCGCCGCTTTGTCGCTGATCAATCTCGATCAGACCATCAACAACGTGTCGAAAAAGTCGGGCACCACCTACATTATGGTGCCGTTCATTTCGCTGCCGCTGTGGATCCAGGCGGCGCGCACCACCACGCTCACCGGCTTTGTGATGCAGACCTGGGACGAGGTTGGCATGCCGAAGATTTCCTACGGCGGCCACCGCCTGCTGTGGGGCTACCCGAAGGACGATCAAGTTCCCGTTTTGCAGTTCAACGAGGTCGGCAAGGGCGGCGGCTCGGCCGTCACCGCGTCGCTCTACGTGATGACGCTCGGCGAGGGCATGTTGCGCGGCATCTACGTGCGCAACCTCACGCCCGAGGACGTGGGCCTACTGCAAGACCGCAAGACCTATCGCACGCATATCTCGTGGGACGTGTCGATCGTCGACGAGCACAAATATTGTTTCAACCGGCTGACCAGCTGGACCAACGTGGCGATCGTCGCCTGACGCGCAAGGACCGTTGAGAGGACAACATGGCACGCAGAACCTACGCCTTTGACGTTAACATGCAGCTTGACGACGGCCTGACCGCGCACGCTGCCGCCGGCTTCGGCACCGTTGGCGGCTCGCAATCGATCGTCGATCTCGGCGGCAACCAGGGCATCACCATCACCTTGCCGTCGATTTCCGACACCGCCACGATCACGCCGCAGCAGGCCCGCATCGATGCGGTCTGTGTCGTGCAATTGACCGCGATCACGCTGGCCGGCTCGGATATTTACACGCTCACTTTGGTCGGCTCGAATTCGCCATCGCTGGCTTCGAACAACGTCAATCTCGGCGCGATGTCGTGGGGCCAGGCGGCGGCGTTCGCGTATCCGAACGCGGCGGTCACGGCGACGCCGCTCGGCACGTTTCCGGCCGGCTGGCAATACGAGATCCTGTTCACCAACGAGGTGCAGAA